ATGACCGCATTAGCTATTCAGCCTATCTCATTTTCCTTCCATGAAACTCATGACGTCCGCATTCAGGTGATCGACGGCGAACCGTGGTTTTGCCTCAAAGATGTGTGCGGCATCCTATCTGTTACTATTGCCAGCCCTTCTCGCTTCCAAATGGATATGGAAGGGGTTACAAAAAATGTAATCCCTACTGATGGAGGCCAACAGCAATTGACTTTCGTCAACGAACCCAACCTTTACCGCGTTATTTTCAGAAGCAACAAACCAGAAGCAAAACAGTTTCAAGACTGGGTATTTAATGAGGTTCTACCCTCCATCCGTAAAACAGGCAAATACGAACAGCCGCAGGATGCCCCTGAGCCGCTAAGCTCTGCTGAGATGAACGAGATATCCCGCTTAATATGGATAATGTCACATCGCTTCAGGGCCAGTAACTCATGCTCTCATGCAATCTGGTATGCATTACGCCAAGCAACAAGAACCCCATCACCCAAGCCTTTTAACGTTCGTGATATGCCGATCATAGCTGACGAGCTACGCCGGATAATGTCGGCGGCCCAAGGCGTGCATGTGCTGGTCGGAGACTTCGAGTCTGCAATCATCAAGAAGGTCATCAGGAAGTGCGGAAATCCAGTACCAATCATGCGTGAATTCGAGTCTGAATTTGCATTGTTGTCGCATGAAATAGACTCAGGGAGACAGGAATTAAACAAGTATGACGATCGCTGCATCAAAGAATTGCAGAGGCCAAGACTTATTAACTGAGTTTTAAGCAACTACGCGGCTCTGTAATCAGGGCCGCAATTGCCCACCAAAGTTGACAATAAAAAACCCTCCGGAGAGGGTTTGTTAGTTCATGCCGCAAGTGCATTAATACATTGGCTTATTCGCCTTATCTTCTGTAATGCACCCGCGTAGGATGCAAACAATCCAGAGTTGGCCTTCATCAGCGCTGCACTCAATGGGACGCCTACTGTTTGAATATATTTCCCATCGATCAGTTCATGAATCGTTATGCTCAACTCACCATCAGGCATCTCCCCTGAGCCAAGGATGTAACTTTTCATGCTGCCGTCCTAGCTGAACTCAGCAGCTTGGACAACTTTGTTAACCCCTTCCCTGTAACAAGCGTTGTAATCGACTGCTGCAATCCATTCTCAGGATGCATAAATTTACTGATTTTCACATCCAGCAGGCCGGAATTTATTTTGTCTTGGTATGGCTCATTATGACGAGTCATCCAACCCTGCTGACGCATGAAAGAGCACAGACGATTACGGCCAGTGTTAAGAGTCTTAGCCGCCTGGGCGATAGAAATCGCATCTGGCGCTACCGCTACTTCATCATGGAACCGGGCTTTAGGCGCTAGTTCCTCAACCTTATTCTCAAGAGTGATAACTTTCTCGGTGTAGCCCAAGAGCAAGCTGCGCATTGTGGCTGGATCATTAAGGGCCGCCATCGGATCGGCTTGTTTGGTTGACTCAAGCTCAAACCAACGGTCAATGACTGCTGTCCTTCGCTTTATGTCATAGCCAGTTATCAAGATTTCAGTATAACGACGGGATAAAAAATACTCCCATGCATTAGGGTTGCCTTCATCATACTGAACACAGTTAACATGCTGATTAGTAAGGTAACTCAGATTTGAGTTACGGACATAATCATCTGGCTACCCATCCAATAAGGCCGCTAGAATAGCCCGAATATCACGGCAAACATTATCATGACGCTTCCCTGTTAACTTCGCAATTTCACGGCTAGACATCATTGGGGCTGAATTAGTGACAACCGTTACTTGGTTTGGTATAGTTTGCATAGTTTCATTCCTTTTGTGGTGATTGGTTGGAACTAAATTTGAAACCTCAACTGTTGGCGCAGTTGGGGTTTTTGCTTTTCTACTAGATTGTGATTTCACCCTTCTTCTCCATTTCATCAAGCAGTTTTAGGCGATATACAACCTCGCTATGCATTGTCCGCATAGACCGATTAGCGGATTGCTGAATCCCCCCCTTTAACTCAGGAGGAATTCTTAACTGCATAGGGTTGATTGTTTTCTTATCTTTATTCATCATATAACCTCACTTTGTCAAAATCACAACATCATAATACTTCAAAAGAACACAAAATCAAGAGGTTTTATGATAAAAAAAGAGAAACACATGAAGAAACATGAAGAAAGACATCTATTCTTCAAGCGGGTCGCAGAAGCTAGAGCGCTAAATTCACTAACGCAACAAGAACTTGCAGATATTGTTGGTGTATCACAACGCCAAATTGCAGCTTATGAAGCGGCTGACTCATTCCCTAGAAAAGGCATCTTGATTAAACTGGCAACAGCCCTTGGAACCACGCCTGAATGGCTAACGACTGGAGAGGGAGAGAGCAGAATAAAGGCTCGCATATCCCCTGCGGATGTTTCATACAAAGTCCCCATCCTTCAATCAGAACAAATTATTGATTGGTTGGTCACGATTGGTGATACCGTAGGATTAGTCAAATTTCATAATACCTCACACAAACTAAGTTCAACTGCCTTTGCTATGCATATAAATGATGAGGCGATGTCTGCATCAACTCCAGACGGATATGGATTCCCTAAAGGGGCATTGGTCATATTTGAGCCAGCAATTGAAGCCAAAAATCAAGATTTCGTGTTAGCAATACTTGATAATGACTTTAAAAATGCTATTTTCCGCAGGTACTTCCCAGGGCTTATGACTACAACGCTTACTCCTTTGGATTCTAGATACCCTCAAGAACAATTTGAAAATAAAGACATTGAAGATGGAAAGCTAAGCCTTATTCCTGCGGTTTATGTTGAAATCACGCTGCCCGCTTTATCAAGAACTTGATAGGTGTTACGTAAACCATTTCCTCTATAGCTACCCCACCAAGGCGCACGGATGCGCCATAAAATACAGCCCTGCTATGCGCAGGGCTTTCTTCTACCGATACAGCTCAGGATGTGCGGCGCGGCATCAGTTAAGACGCCATCTCGGTAGAATAAACTTGGACTCTCAAATCAACCCACCGACCTGCTGGTATATCAATCGACTCGCCGTCGTCATATCCATCGCGCTCATTACGAGCAAATGCTGGCGCTGTGGGGTGAGTCCGATGATACGTTTTCACGATAACGTCGCCTGTAGGCTCTATTTCGTAGTCTACCCATATCAAAGGTTGTTTGTTCTCGTCTGTCGGAACTTCAATGTGCCATGCTGAATCTGAACAGAACCCCATGATTGCGCCGGTAAGCCGGTAAACCCCTTCGGAAATTCGCTCAGACGTTACGCCTTTGGCTTCATTATTTGGCTCACTACCTCCATCACCAAAAAGCTTAACAATTGGAGATGCTCTTTTAATGAATCCGTTTGAGTCAACAGTAGTATTAACAGTATTCCAATTTGTAATCCAAGTAATATCACTACCATCAGCATACGACAGAAACTGAATTGCATCCGGCCGAACAATAAGTGCAGAAAAAGCCTGATTTTCTGCTCCTGTACTTCCTCCAGGTCCAAAGTCTCTATCACTCATTCGAATGCACAACCCGTATGAGCCTGGCCCACCGCTTGTGGTGGCGTTCATTTTATATATCCCTGATGCAAGAGTCTTATCAAAAATATCAGCTATGTACGGATTATTGGTATTACCGACACCAAAATCTCCTTGCTTTAATATAGGAGTCCCGTCGATTGAAGCCCCCGTTGTAAAATTTGGGTTGTTTGTCGGCGCACCACCCAAATTGTCTAACGCTTCACTTGCTGTTGTTGCCCCTGTCCCACCTTGAGTTATTGGTACTGAGCCACTGACCTTGATAGCCACTTCGCTTAAACCGAGGTTTTCAAGAGCGCCGGAAACAGAGGCAAGGTCTGATAGATTATTTTCTTTGAGCAACGCTTTATCGGGATTAGCCGCCGCCGCCCTATCAGCATCAGCTTTCGCTGAGGCTGCTGAAGAGGCCGCATTAGTCTCACTTTCAGCAGCATTAGAAGCACTACTTGAGGCCGCTGTAGATGACTCTGCCGCTGCATTTTTACTGCTTTCCGCAGAAGCTGCACTCGTGTTGGCCGACTCTTTCGCCGCAACCACAACGTCCTTGTCAGTAGACACCTGTTGAGCATCCGCATTGACCGACTGTGCAATTGCCGTGATAGTGTCTAAATCAATCTCCCTTAGCAGCTCAACAACCTTCAACCAGCTGGGGCCATCAAAAGTAGAGCCATCCGGCAGCGTCACTGTAATATCTCTGGCCTCACTAAAAACCTGCTGCCAATTCTGTTTGTCGTAATTCAAACCTCGTAAGGCTCTGGCAGCCTCCGCACCAAGCTGGGCCGTGATTGCGCTCAACGTATCACGCGGAACGGCCGTCCATGCGCTACCCGCTTGCGTTGGTCCGTCATAGACCTTGATGAGCGTCGCTGAAATGTCGCTTTCTATGCTCTTGACGGGTAACGTATAAGTCACACCACCGACCACCGCGACAATGATATCTCCCGCCGCCAGGTCAGAAGTAAACGCTGTCCCCGTTCCGACCACCAAATCAGAATTGTTCGTTAATGTAATAGTTCCTGCGCTCATAACTTCCTCTGCTTAAAAATAAAGATTGCCGTCAATGACAGGTAAAGGCGTTCTGGCGATGTAAGATGATTTCACCGGCCTGATGACCGCCGAGCGAGTGAGCCGATTAGCCGCACCACCGCACACAGCATTTCCGCTCATCTTTACACCGCAGTGATTCCATATCTGCCAGCCGCTTTCGCTAAATACAGCACCCCCAGTTTGACTGATGGGCACCATCGGTTTAGATGATTGACAACCGACCCACGAGTTAGCTACGTCAGGTAGCGTCACTATTTCCGACAACATCATGGGTGCGTATCGAGAGGAGAATGTGCAAGCCCCCGTCGCGTTGTATATCGCCAGACCATAAGCAGGGGGAGAAAGCGTAAACCCCGATGAAAATACAGCTATATTTGCCGTGACGCTGGACGGGTAAATATTCGATGCGACGCCGCCAGAGTGCCTCCAGCAGCGAATAGTCTTTGACGCATCGTCATAGGTCAGCGTCGCACCGGCATCATCCCAGTTAACAAAAACCACGGCATTATCCCAGCCAGGAACGGTTGTAGGTACCGACCACGACTGATTAATCGTAACCGTCCCCGTCCACACACAGCAGCCCACTTTGGAATTACTGGTAATCTCCATGTAGTCCGTTGCGCTGGCTAGCGATATCCCGTATTTCGCTGTGGCATTGGAGACTCCAAGTACCTCGAATACCGCCACATCAACGCGGGTGAGTCCATACCCCATACTGGTACTGAAATAAATGCTATCCCCTGAAAACCAAATATTATTGACGACATCCACATCGACATAAGTTCCGCTGTCAATAACGTAAGTCACCGTTAATGGAACGACGCACAAAGTAGACCCCGGTGTTCGCCCGCTAACAGTGATAGCGTTAGACTTACTGCTATTATTAAATCCCTGTACTGAATATCGGCCAAGGTATGACATTGCCCGGCTGCCGGAGGTAATATCCATCGGCTTGTTTGTCACTTCCGGTGTAATAGAAATACCGTAACTCATGATATTTTCCCCAGAGCAACGCGAGTAATACCCAGCGCGTCCCTCACATAAACGCCGTTATTGTTATAGGTCGTGCTTCCCTGCCCGTACGTTGTGCCGTTCATTTCCATATAGCCATCCCTGAACCCAATCTTTATTCCTATACTTCCCGGAACGTAATTATCCGATTGAATGTAGTTGGCGATATGGGCACTGCCTATGGCGGCATGCTGTATTTTGGCTGAGGTAATAGAGGCATCTTGAATAAAGGCGTCACTAATAAACACTTGCCCATTGATAACAGCAAACGGTGAATACTGAGTGTCCCCGCTTCCGCTCATCAGCACAAACTGATTGGCGTTGAAGCCGGCGCGGGTAACCACAGGTTTTCCTGCCTCAGCAAGCACCGCGATGCTCATACCAGCGCTGTAAAACACATCATTGATACGAACCCCGGCTTTCAGCGTGTGAATCGCTGTTGCACCGTCCGCATCAACAGTAGCCGTCAACTTATCCTCTAGTGTTGCTGTGATATCTTTGACCTGAGCCTGAACCGTTGTTGAAAGCTCCGCCATAGCCTTATCAACTTCAGCTATGGTGGTTTTGACAATCATTATGTCAGCGCGAACTTCTCCATACTGTTTCCATTGGTGATCAACAGTAGAATTATTAGCGAGAGCATTCTGAAGGATTGCGTCTATGTTGGTATTGATGTCGCCTGTAAGTCGCTCGCCGTCTTCTGAGGTAAGGAAGTCGTCTGCGATATCTCCAAGATAGTCGTCGGCGTTATCATTGGACATTCCACGCACCCAGTTGGTCCAGTCACTCTGATTTCCGGTGCGGTCAACAAGTCGGGCGCGATACCAGAATTCCTGCCCGGCTTTCAGCCCCAGTTGCGTATAAGTGTGCTGAGGATAAGGGACACCGGAAAGCAGCAGAGGATTATCCCCGTTACCGTTTACGGAGTACTGTATTTCAGTCTGGAGCGTATCACCCGTGTCTGCCGGGAATGACCAGTCAATCTGTATACCCCAGTTAATCGGCGTGGTGCGCAGACCAACGGGTTTCGGAACGTCACCCTGACGCCCTTTCAGATGGGTCAGCGCTGAGGTTGCCCACAGGCTGGAGGTGCCACCAGAATTGACTGCACGCACCCTGACAAGGTAATCGCCCTCAAATATGCCAGGAACTTCAATATTTCGAAGTCCGGTCTCCGGCAGATTTATCCATTCATTATCCCCGCGCTTCCACTGCACGCGATAGGCAACCACATCCGCCTGCGGCTTACCTTCTTTATCAATCGGCGCATCCCATGTGGCCACCAGCGTTGCCACGCGCTGCCCCTGTTGCACCGCGTCATAACCGGACACGATGATGTTCCCTGGTTGCCCGACGATTCCGGTAGGGATAAGACTAATTGGCGGCGTATCCAGACGAGCATTGTTATCAACGGCGTCATATTTCGATGCGTTGTACTCTGCCCCGGTAATCGTGAAGGTGTTCTCTTCATCATTGAACGTCAGGTTAGTGACGCGGAAGTATTGCAGGCGCAACTGCCCGGCATCAATAACGAATACCGCATCCGGTGACGGGGCCGCCATGAACGGTGTTGCCACCACCAGTTGCGTGCCGTTAACCGCCTGTATAGTGCGACTTTCGACGGCTCCGCCCTGCGTACGAATCATCAGGGTGTCTCCGGCTACTGCGCTGGTTCCCCGATCGGTGGTGACGGCCTTAAGGGACGCATCGTAACTAACCACGCGACCACCGTAAACGCGACCAGACAGACGCTCATCCGCAAAGGCAAACACGGTGCCGGGAACATACGCGAATCCGTCAAGCCCGGTCGTAAGCGTAATCATGCGGTCGAGTGAGTTCGAATATACCGCCCATCCTCCGCGCCGCTGCGCTTCACTCTCTCGCGTACATCCGATAGCGGTCAGTTGTGTCTGTTTAAACTTAAACTGCTTCACCAGTTCAGGAAACATGATCGCTGTTGTTCTGTCCTGATAGTGATTACCCGGATCGCTGAAGTTAACCAACGCACTTGAATAGCGGTTTTTCTCACTGCCACTGGAGTAAACGGGTTTTCCGACGACGGATGCGCGCGTGAGGATTTGCAGCTTCGAAGTATCGGCTGGCATATCCGAGACAACATTAAACATGTTGTTGCCCCAGAACGTCATACCGTTGAAACCGGCGGCAATGTCTTTAACCACCTGCCACGCATCCGCCTGAGACTGGATATAGACGTCAAAGAGAAAGCGAGGTTCGGTGCCGCTGCCGCCAAGACCGTCAGGGACTTTCTGGTCACAGCGCTGGGCAATGCGATAAAGTTCCCACTTATCCAGCATCTCCGGTGTCACACGGCGGCCTAACCCAAAACGCGGTTCGGTCAGCACATCAAACCAGATCCACGCGGGGTTATTCGACCACGCCCACTTAAACGTCCCATCCCATGTGCCGAAATATGTGCGGTTTATCGGATCGTAGTTCTGCGGAATGCGGATTACCCGTCCTTTTGGCTTACACGAAATCTTCGGAATGTTGTTAAACGATTTAGCGTTAAACGACACATACAGTAGTGCGGTATGCGGATAGCGCAGTCTGGCATCAATCACCTCAGTAATGGCTTGTACCTGCGTTTTATTCTGAAGCATCTGACTGGTACTGTCGTCAGTGTCGCGGACAACGCGGATTTGCCAGCCAGTAGTTGCTTTCGGAAGATTAATGCGATGCGTTAACTCGTACAGGGAACTCAGCTTCTCCGCAACCGTTTTACGCATTACCGTTGTGTAAGCCCCGCCATCAGTGGCAACATCGATATGATAAGCAACAGTCGTACCGTTGATATCACCATTGTTTTCCTGTTTCTGGAGACCGGGAATACCGATGCGCACCAGTACAGCATCAATCTGTGTATTGCTGATTGCCCGTGTCCATGGTGTGACTTTGGTCAGGGATACGCCAACAGTAATTTCATTCTCTACAGCGGGGAATCCGGGGATCGGCGTCTGGATCTGCGTTCCCGGGCGAAAATCCCATGACACATTCTCGAAGTTCATTGTCCCGTCAGCATTCCCCAGCGGAGTGCCATCCAGAAAAATACGGGTAGCGTCCAGACCACCAGCGAATTCTCCTTCACCGAGAGCCAGCAGCATGCGACAGCGTGCCATCGACTGAGCGGAATCAGGTTGCTCTACAGGTGTATGTTGTTTCTGGCTGCCGCCTTTTGCACCAGTAATCGTTGTCATATATTGCGCCCATAAAAAAGCCGCACTCTGGCGGCTTGTGGTTGGTTTGCTTGGTGTTACTATTTATCAGGTGAGCCGTAAAACCCCGTCCTTCAGGGCGGGGAGGATGTCAATAACGGAAAAACTAAGATAACCACAGGCAAAGGTTAAATATCTTCTGCAACAATACCCGCGCTGATAATCGCGCCACCTATTTCACGCTCTCCGTACAGCAGCGCTACCGGGTTGCCCATAGCAAGGGTATTCACCGATCCTCCAAACGCATAACTAGGCTTATTGTCAGGGTCATCGCGCCCCTGTAATCCTTTTGGCTGCGGGGATAACATCTGGTAGATGCCGCCAGCCATCATTGACGCGCCAGACATGATAAGTCCGGCCCCAAATGTCAAACCTGCGCCCGTCCAGCCGGTCATAACTCCAGTGATAACACCAGCAACAACCATCACGGCACCCAGAATGGTCTGGAACAAGCCAGCCTTCTTCGCCCCCTCCATAATCGGCGCGATACGAATATCGCTGTCACCTCCCAGCTCTTTGAAATCCTGGACACCAATGTTGCGTTTTCCACGGAATACGGCGAAAGTCATGCCGTTTTTTTTGGCATTCAGGAGGTAATCTTCCAGACCATCAAAGTTGATGCAAAGGGCTTTTACCGCTTCAGCTGATGTCTGAACCGCCAGCTTGTGAACTCGTCCGAAACGAGCACCCAACGCGCCATAAAGACGAATTGTAGTTAACCGCGCCATGGCTTAATCTCCTCAGCTAAATCCTTGTGACGAACGCATATCATTGTCCTATCTTTAAAATATCCGCGAGCATAGGGCGTAATGCAGGACGGATGCCCGTACAAATGGTGCAGAAGTTCACCTTCTTCGGTGATGATTCCTGCATGGTTCCACTTATCAGATTGAACCTGCATGATGACCATGCAACCTGGTGCCGGGTCACATTCAATGAACCCTTCTTTTCCCCAGTTATCGAAATAGAGGTTGTCCGGGTACTGGCTTTCCCACCACGGATAATCGACACGAAAATCGTTCAGCGTGACGCCCTGAATGGCGTGCCAGTCCATAATCAGCCCCCAGCAGTCATTCGAGCCCAGGATAAACGGACGCCCAATAAGCGGCACCGCCTCCGGCATTATCTCGGCGTATTCATCGCTGTCAGGTGAGTAAATACCCCAGATCACGCCGGAGTTGTTGCACTGCTGGCGGTCCAGATCGGACGGAATAGGCCGGGCACCGTCGCCCGGGTGGGAGTGGATGACGCGAATAATCGTCCCGATATCTTCGGCGTTAGCCCAGTGCTCGCCGTCGATGCGAAAATGCTCTGTCGGATTTTCATGCGAATTCGGCACGGGAATGTAGCGCTGGCGGCGGCCTGACTGAATAACGAAGCCACAGCACTCGCGCGGGGACTCCTCCAGCGCATGCGCCCGGATAGCTGCCATTATGGTTTTATTCATTGGTACGTCCGGTTATCGGGTGAAGAGAACGGTTGCCGGGAAGCCACCAAAATCGAGGATTGCCGCGTCAGGGTCTGCCAGGCCAGCGCCAAATCGTTTACGGCAGTCACTGAGGCAACCGCCACACACATCAAGGGCAGGATCTGATACCTGATTCCCTTTAGCGTCGAAATACGCAGTGCCGTTATAGGTGCATCCATCGCCGCTGCGATACTGACCGCGCAGCGCCCATTCACAAAGCGATGTGATTTGTCGGGTGGGGATCACAAGGCTCTGCAAATCGGCTGGGCTGCTGAGTGCCCAGGTAACCACCTCATCATCTTCGGAGGTTTTGGTGTCAAGCCAGAAGGTCTGAAGTGTGAACATTGATGAATCAGCTGTAGGGTTTACGCCACCAGGGTAATTTACGGCATCGAGATAGACCGCATAGGTATCGATAATGCTCACCCTGGCGTTAACCATGTCCTTAAATTGCAGGCACAGCGCAGTGATATGGCCGTCAAGGTTTGAGACGCCGAGAGTGGGCTCCGCCGCCTGGTCTGTTGATAGCTCCAGGCCTGAAACCTGAAACGGCCAAAAATCGTAGATATTGCCACCGAAGACGATTGGCTTGGGTCCAAGCTTTTCTTCATCTCCATTGGCAGCATCAATTTCTTCCGGCGTATGGGGGAAAGGTGCGTAGTGGAATCGGTGGATCCCGCCACTGAACTCTGAGGCGTCAACTTCAACCAAGCGGACCCTGCCACCCGGAGCCAGCATCGCCGCCTGATCGACTAATGCCATTATGCGTACACTCCGTAAGCCCGTTTGATGGTGAACGTCAACTCAGCATATTTGCTGCTGATCTGCGTTTTACGAACCGAATCGGCTACGACGCGATAAAGCCCCTTCTCTTCGCCTGGCGGCGTAATGATGAAAGCCTTCACGGTATGAGCAAGGAGAAAATCACGAATCCTGTCCACTTCCGATTCTGCGCCTGTGTGCTTCATAGGGATCTGAATAGCCGTGGAGTTAATACCGTTATCGGCCACCTGCTCATAGCCATCACCGAACTGCGCTGCGCGTACCGCCTGGCTATATTCAATCGCGCCAGCACCGAGCTGCGAGCGCCAGCTGTATGTTTCAACTGCCATATTTGCTCCATAAAAAAACCCGCCGAAGCGGGCCGTCTGCTTTTACTAATCAAGGGGGCGAAATGTAACGATCAGATGAACTCAGCAATAGCCTTCAGCTTTGATTTTGCCTTCGCAACCAACTGCTCCTCAACCTGGGAAATGGTTAATTTCTCATCATAAGGAATTGTTGCGTAAACGGTCATGTGGGTGCTGAGATCCTCAATGCTGACATCCACTGCTGCTGTAATCACCTTCTTGCCATCATCTTCAAAAACTTCAATACTGCGGGTCTTAAAATTAAAGCTATCTTTCATGTTAATTACCTTTGGTAAGCATTGTAGATCTGACCACCATTTTTTAGGGCCCTGCGAATCCCCTCACTGACCTCATACTTAATTCGGTCCCCCAGGGCTTTATCAACAGCGGCGGCATTGGATGATGCTGAGGTCTGCGATGTCGAGTTTCCTTTGTTATCAATGTATATGTCCACATTAATCTGCGGAGTATTGCCCGCCCCGGCATTACTATTTAACCCATACATCGGCGCTTTGCCAACAAACCCGCCGTCAGCGTATCCTTGCGCCCCCCGCATCATGGCGTAGAGATTGCCTACACCGATTGCCTGCGTCGCCTCTTTAGTGAAAACGAACTCACCACCGTGTACAACGCCTTTTGGCTCGTATTTCCCGCCGTCTCCGGTATAACCGCCACTCCATTTCTGCTGAACTGGACCAACAAAACTGGCACTTCCTTCACCACCACCTTGAGGATTGAATGAGGCATTAATCCAACCCATTGCCTTTTGAACAACAAACGCCACCATCAGCTGGTTGATGATGTTAATTATCATCTTCAGGATAGAAATAGAGAATTGCTTAAAGCTCGCCGTCCCTGTCGTTACTAAGTCGGTCATCATGTTAGAAATACCGCTTAGAGTGGATTGGGCGACGCTTGATATCGCTGCATAAGTGTTAGTGGCACTGTCCAGATATTCATTCCATCCGTGTTTTGCCCCCATTAACCAATCACCGCGAAGCTCATCCTCCAACTTATAGCGTTCCTCCAACTTAGAGAGCGCTAAATCCCTGTCTTCTGGCGAGGCCTTCATCATCTGTGTTTGTTCCCGCTCCCGATTGCGTTGAGCTTCTCGGTTACTAAGTCCGGCGCTATTCTGCATGGCGGCCATGGAGGCTTCTTGCTGCTGAATGAATTTGAGCGCGGTTTCATGCCCTTTTGCTATGTCCTGCACATTTTTCAATCGGCGGGATTCACTAGCTTCAAGCTCCAATGATTTTTGAATTTCATCAGCTCTAGCCAAAACGCTCTTCTGGTCGGCGGTAAGCGTTCGTTTTTCCTTCAGATCAGTAATTTGTTGAGAAAATTCAGCCAGCCGTTTCTCCTGCTCAGTAAGCTGGTTCGTGGCGCTGAACTGTTCTCGTAAAGAAGCTAGGCGTTTTTGCGACTCAAGAAGCAGTTTTGTAGCTGCGTCGTCAGAGTAGGATTTTGAGCCGCTGGACGCTCCTTTTCGTTTTTCTCTCTCCTGCTCTTCTTTATAGCGTTTATTTTCAGCTTCAATGGCTTTATCTATAATTACTGAATCGGCATAAGCATATTTATTTTTTATTTCATTAATTTTTCTCTGGTGTTTTTCTTCAGCGTTTTCAAATGTCTTTCGTAACGCATCGTTTTGAGCTATTCGTCTTTTCTGTCTTTCATCTTCGTCACGCTCAGCTTTTTCCCTTGCTGCGCTAATGCTTTCTAAAAAATCCTGTTCCTTTAATTTTTTTAAATCATTTCTTAAATCCTCGGCTGTTAGCCCAGTATCATAAGAATAAACTCCTTCCTTTGCCGGATTTAATTGGAAGTCAATAAGCGTTCTTTCAATATCAGCGATCTTGTCTTTTGTCGTTCGTTCACGGCCAATTCCAAGCATTTTATCCCATGCTGATGTCGCCGCATCGCCAACAAAATTCCATGCCTTTTCTAACCATCCGAGGTTTTCCGCTATTTCACTGGTGCGCTTATTCATTTCCGATGCATAAGCATTCATGGCAATCTTGGCGGCTTCTGATGCTCTCCCTTGATTTTCCAGAGCAAGGATATTATCCAACTGAGTAGCGGTCAGGAAATGTAAGGATTTATCAAGCTCCTGCACGGCTTTCGCCGGCTCATCACTCAAACGTTGAAATTGCTTTACTGTCTCATCAATAGATTGCCCTATGGCACGCTCCATTCGCGCCGCAACCCCAGCAACCACACCAATATCACCACCATAAAACGCCCCTGACCCAATTACCTTAGCCAATGATTCGGCCATTTTTGATTGAGTTATTCCACTGCCAGATAAGACTCTAGCCATTTCCTGAAGCTGTCCAGTGGTTTGCCCTGCGTAATGCCCGGTCAAAATTAGCTGCTTGTTATATTCCTGAGATTCTTTGGAGCCCTCCAAATACGCTTTAGAGACAGCAAAAATCCCTCCCGCAATTCCAGCGAATACTCCACCAATAGCCAGACCTCTAAGTGAAGTTAATTGTTCTAGCAACCCAGAACGACCTGCAAGCGTAATTGATGAGCTTCTTAAACCTGAAATATCTCCGCGAGCCAACTGTGCGGCCAACATTCCAAGCTCTCGACGCATAGAAATAGAGTTTGTTTTTAACCGATTTAAAGCCCCATTTGATTCTGATAGTTTTTTAATATAAATCTCAGCAGATGAACTAACCCCAAGTTGGGCAGCTTTATAGCGAAGTAACTCATCCTTAGATAAGCGCTGGGCTGCAACCTGTTCTTTTAAGCGACTTAAAAAGTTTACTCTAACTTGGCCTAATACAGTTTCAGCCTTCTCTACTTGAGATAGCTTAGTTCGCGTCTCGGCTAATAGAGTGGCATAATTCCCTTCATCTAATGCCCCTTTACGTCTAGATTGCCCTATTTCTGCCTGAATAGCGTTTAACCTAGCGGTTGCACCCTCAACACTTTTTATTGCATCTATTTGCTTAAATAGGGATTCTGCCAACTTATCCTGCTTTGCTCCTAGCGAAGCTGAGGCAATTTCAGAAGCACGCAACCTCTCAGCAAACTCTCGCATCTTTCGATGAGTTTCATTGACGGATTCCGTGAGTTCATCTGTTTTAGATGACGCTGTTTTATTTGAGTCACCAAAAGAATCCGCTGCTTTAGCTGATTTTTCTGCTGATTGCTGAAATTTATCAAGCTCAGAACTTGCCCTCTGAATATCAGCAACATCAGCGCGTAGAACTATACTTGAAACTTCTGTCATGGGTTTCTCCGGGCATAAAAAAACCACCCGGAGGTGGTTTGTTGGGAGTTGGTGTAAGTCTATATGGTGCGTACCATCAACACGAAATCACAATGAGTCACTTAATTCATTGATGGTTTTATTCTTTAGTTCACTCATTATTTTATCTAGCTCATGTGTTTTATACCTGATAAATATATTTCCACGGTCAACGTCAGATGAGTTAATTAAAATTAGAGCTTGCCCATTATTACCATCAAAGAATGCCGTCATGCTACCACAACCATCAATTCTCAGGCAGGAATAAAAACTAATGCGCTCATTATTTATATACTCTAATAAGGAAGGAGTCCCATATTTTTTTGATAGTGCCTCTTTGATAACATCATACCGACTTTTTACTTTTGTACCTTTATCATCATTATTAAATGATTGCAGCATTTCTACGCTAACAAGTCCAAATTTATCATCAACTGAAACAGAATAACCATCCATACCATCAATGATTTTTTCTGGATTTCTTAAATAGTAGGAAGAAAGCCTATCCCCTTTCCTCTCTAGTAAACTTAGCTCTTCAGCATGCTTTTCTACTTCATCCTTCGTCATCCCCCATTTTAACCCAAGCGGAGCTTCAATCGTTGGCTTCCCGTAGGTTGGTAAAGATGCACATAGACTCAATATGATAGCAAACACAATCTTTTTCATTCTCACCTCAATATATTCTTAATCATCATCTCAATTCACCTAACGCAGCACTCCGGACTTATTCTTGACATTTTGTGGTTTATATTTGGCTGGATCGGAGGTCTTAGGCGTTATGAGGTCACGGCTAAAAAACATAATAAAATTATTGAGAAGTGTATTTACTTTGCAGCATTTCAAGCCGTCTTTGATCATCTTCATCAAAGATTTCAGAGTTGAACAGCGCCTTACCATCCGGGCCATCAAGGCGCACCACCTCTACTGTGAACACCGCATCCTCAGGAGCTTTAACTGCCCCCCAAGAGGAAAATCTGTTTGGTAAAAGAGGCCAATCAGCCTTCTCTCTAGGCTCTAATCCCCCTGGAACCTGATAATTGAAAGATTCTACAAGCCATGGTATTGAGCGGCCAGGTGAGGCAATGGTTCCCTTGAAATAGGCTCTTGATATAGGGCTGCCTGTCTTGTTTTCTACACTTAGTTCAATGACTGGCCACGAACCACCAATTTCTTGTTTTTCAAAATAGAAACGCGATTTGTTAACAACAAAATTACGTAACGATTCTTTCGCCTTTTGTGATTCTGCTTTCTTTTGTTGTAGTTCGGTAATTTCTTCAAGCGCTTGCTGACGCTCTCTCTGCGTCCTCTCAGCTAAGATAATCTTGGCTTTATCGATGATTTCTTCACCGGTTTTACCATTTAAAACAGACTTTGCTTTTTCAGCCTGTTGCGCTGCGATCGCATCACTGTTTCCAGAGAATGCGCCGGACATCAGAGCTTTCATGTCGACACTATTCATCATTATAATAGAAGTGGCTTCAGTAAACTCCTGTCTTTTATTTTCAGGAAGAGACTCTTTTACTTTCTGAAGCGATTTTTTCATCGCTTCATCAGTAGATGTATCAACCTTTGGTTCATCGCAGCCTGTAAGCATTAGCGCCAGTATGCTAATTGCAATAATCTTCTTCACACTCACCCCCCATTGTTATGATGTCCCATCATACCAACAAGAGGCTCTGCGATCACCTGTCAGAGTTGACAAAAAAACCCTCCGGAGAGGGTTTTGATGGTTGCCATTACTTATTTACTTTATTAAGCGCAGATTCGTAATCTTCCCGACCCTCAAATAATTCAGAGACAGCAAGGACTTTACCTATCTGCTGCTTTAGAGCCTTTACACCTACTTCTGCTAGGAATTGGTGAATTTTATCCCCCCGCTTCCCGTTTTCTTCCTTATTTCTTCGCGCCAAATCCAAAATCTTCCCTTGGCTACGAGCTAATGGGATATAGATTTGTTCATTCGTTAATTTACTGAAAAGGAACGGACGTCCACGTTCAGGTTTGTTAAGTTGATAAATTCTATACCATGCCTCGTAAAGCTCGTCAGGAAATTCTTTCTCATATTGCCTAGCCTCTTCTCTGACAAACGCCTTGAAGGAATCTATTACCTGTTGCACTTCTGGCCTAAATCCGGCAACGGCATATGCGACATTAGTGATACCAACTTTGGCTGCGGAATTAACTAAACGTTGAGCTTGTATCGCTGCCTTTAGACGCGATTCAGGTAGGTCACCATTATCTTTTGCTTCTGTTAATGCTTTACATATATCAATAACAACCGAAATATCGTACCCATGGCCGCCTGTGAAAGAGCCTAAAACTGCGCCATCGTTCTCCCATTGAAAAATATAGGGTTTTCCCATTTTTTCAATTAAAATTGCGCTAACGTAGTTGGACATATATTGTGCGTTTAATACGCGATCAATATCTTTAACGCGCTCGCCAAGGCCGATTAATTTAGCCAAGCCAGTCTTTGTTACCACCGCTGTTTTACTGTCATTATCAAGAATGTAGCACTCAGCATCAATGCCAAACTCATTCATGAAGTTGCCTTTATGGGTGGCTTTCAGTGGCCTGTCTTTCCATCTTGCTGCCGCGCCTTTCTTAGCGATAGCCGAGCGTTGTTCCTTAGTCAAAGATTGCGCCCTAGCCACACCACCTTTTGCCTTACCGGTTACTCCTTTCTTCTCTTCCGTCATTTGCAAGCACCATGTTGTGAAATGTGCTTGCATTATAAACACTGTATAAATAAACAAGCAAGCACAAATCAAATATTATTATGCTTGCTTTTATTGACAGATCGCCCCACTCTCTGTAATGTAGTCGTCACGAGGTGTCGAAACCTCTTAAACGCGGCCATAACCAACCCCGTTAGCGTTGGATTTTTTATGCCTGTCATTTAGTGGACGTATGCGCGGCCACACCCCGATCAATGTCGGGAGGGCGACGAATACAACACCCAGTAATGGGGAATAAGTCCACGGTCTCGTTTAGCCGTTTCGAACCTCCCGGCACCACTCCGATAGTGGTAATTCGAAAAAATTAAACGAGGTCATCATGGCTAAGCATTCTGTAGTTCCATTCACCTTCGAATCTCACAGCATCAGAGCGATTAATTATAATGGCGCTCCTTGGTTCGTGGCTCAAGATGTTTGTTCTGCTCTTAGTATACAGAACGTCACGCAAGCAATTGAAAGACTGGATGAAGATGAAAGGTCTATGTTTAACATAGGGCTTGACCAACGGCCTATGTTTGACAACCGAGTAAAGGAAATAAGCATCATTTCCGAGTCGGGTATGTATACTCTCGTCCTTCGGTGTCGTGATGCCGTGAAGAAAGGCTCAATACCCCATCGTTTTCGTAAATGGGTCACAGCCGAAGTTCTGCCATCAATTAGGAAAACCGGAGCTTATGCCACGCCAAAACCACGCCAATCAACGGCCACTCAACTAACACCGTTGCGTCAAACGGCAGAGCGCCTTATTACTACCGGCTTAGGCAAGATTTACCCTGACATCTGGCGATTGGTCCATGAGCGCTTCGAGATAGATACCATCCAGCAGCTCTCGCCACCTCAGATTGCAGAGGCAGTGGAATACTTAAACGCGCTTGAGGGTGAATATCTCGGCAAAGAAACACTACCAGCGCCCAAAGAAGGCGTTACGCTCGACGACCACCAGCTAAATGATGTTTACCTGCTGACAAAGAAAATCGTTCGCGCATACAAGATTTTCAGGGAGTACCAAATTGCAGAGCACCTATCTGGCTTGGGTTCACCTGCGGGAATGCTCATCTATGAACATCTGGCATCGGGAGTTCTTGCTGCCAATCGCCTAGCAAGCCTTGAGGATGAATTCGACACCGCCCATCGTCGCCTCGGCTTAAATCAGTACTCGGCATTTTAACTAACCGCGCGGCTCTGTAACTGGAGCCGCAATCCCTACCATTTCAGTATCATTTTTGCGACCTACACTTTTTGTGTAGGTTTCGCTAATAAATATCTCGAGCCTTCAGCATTGTTTCAATGTCTCGAACAACATGCAGTTGCAATCAAGTTTGACTCATACAGTTAACGATGAGAAAGTGAATCCTCTGTGGCTTACCTGAAATAAATAACACGGGGCGCATGATGGATATAAAAGAAAAATATGACCGGGCATTGCAGCTAGAAATCCTGAACGCACTGGTTAACGCGGCCCCACGCCACCTTACGGATGAGCAGGAGCAGGAATTAATCGGTAAATTTCAGAGTTACGACCACTTTGTTGCATGCATGCTCTATCTTCAAATGCATGGGCTGGTATCGAAGCCGTTTGCCGTAAGCCAGACCAGCGAAGGAATAGAGTACATTTTTAACAGCCATACATGCGCCATCACGCATGATGGAATTGACTTCTTACTTAACGATGGCGGCCTGAGTGCAATACTGAGAGTGCAAACCATCCGTCTGCACAATGATACTATTGTTGCGATAGAAAACCTTATTGCGCTTTCCAGTCTTCCGGAATCAGAGAAGGCGAGTGTCGTTTCAAAACTTCGAGAGCTTCCGGCAGACGCCATAAAACATTTGACCCTACAACTACTGACTCAGGGGGTGATGAATCTGCCGAACGCAATTCGGTTAATTCAAACAGCCCTCCATTCTGGCTGAATTCGTCAGACTCGCGGATGAGCTGAAACCTCCCCCATCCAAGAGTTTTACTTAAAAGAACCCAAAAGTCCTCCCGTGTATCAGCGTGAATGAAAAAACTATTTTTGTGCATTACCGCAGTGAAGATTTTCATCATTACCTCATCGCCGGACGATAATTATTTCAATGCCTTCAGTAACTCAGCTATCGCCGTTAACATCATTGGCGTGATGTAGTACACCGACAGCGCGATAAAAGAATAGATTATCTTTTTTAATGGTTTGCTTTTTTCTAGGAGGCGTAAAGCTTTCACAATCCAATCTCCTGTATTGACATCCTCCCGGCCTTGAAGGGCGAGGGGATGTCAAACGGTTATTCATGATCATGCAGCTGCATATAGAAGTTTCATCTGTCCCTTTACCGGAAAAGCCGACATGCAACGGGCTTCAAAATCCTTCTGGTCAATACTACAACTGGCAATGTTAGTGACGGCAACAAGCTGATGCTCAACCTTTTCCAGCGCATCTGGCTTGAGGTGCTGGTGAATTTTTTCTCCACTGTCACCTGCTGCCCGTTTGGCGACCTGATAGACGTAATCAGGAAGTGCTACACCATATACCCATCGAGATGTAATCTGTCCGAACAACGCCGGACAGCCACCAACATGACCAAAATATGGAAGCCCGGACATTTTTGACAGGGCTAGGTAGAACGGCTCTTTGAATCGTTTTTCCCACGATGTAGGCTGCTGACAAACCATTAGGCCGACAATCTGCTCTTCTGTGAGCTGAAAGTTTTTGCTCAGGAGTAGATTTTTTATGTGACGGTCACAGGCGCGGGCGAATTTTGCAGATAACCAACGGGCGAACTCAACTGCTAATTCTGGGTGAAGCCAAGTGCCACCATAGCGTCCTTTCTCGACACGAACTAAAGGTGGGATTTTCCCACCTTTAAAATTACCCCCCTCCACACCAAGCTCTTGACATAGTTCCGCCATGTATTCTCTTGTGGATGGGAGGCGTAACCACTCAGTGACTTTCCTTCCGTGATGCTTTGCTGCCACGGTAGCATTAAACCAGCAGTCAGAAGCAAAAGGGAATGAACGGTCATCGTAATTCATAGGGATAATATTAGACATCGTATTTACCTTTCAGTAGTGCGAGCCTGTTCGCGTAGATATGGGCAGCCGAGAGCGGAACGATGTAATCCACCGCCCTACCTCAGACTCACACTACGGAAAGCTCTCTTTGGGATGTGCACACGCGAATGCGCGGAAATAAAAAGCCCCATCGGGTGACGGGGCTGTTACTGTTGGTTTTTGTGGATAGTCCGAAGCGCTGCATCTTCCATAATCCGAATGTCTTCCAGAGCGCTTGCCTTATCGGTTATTTTGTGAACCCTCATAAGCCAGGGAAGGACGTTATAGTCCAACCCAGTAACTCCCCCCACCCCCGTTCGCCATTGAGTGAACATGTCACGAAACAGTAGAAATGACGCCCATACATCGGGTAAGACATCAATCTCTATCTCTTCAAGATCATCTGGGGTCATGCAGAACGCAGCAAGCTCTTCTGCTGAGGGTTCAGGCGTAAAACACGCCTCGGCAAGCGCTGTTAGTTTTTTTCGCGGATTGAATACAGCTCTTTCGTGTATGCAGATACGATAGAATCAAAGGCTCGCGGATAGTTATCCAACAGCAGAGAAAGCGTTTCGCGATTGAATTCGGCGTCAATATTCCAGCTTTCAATTACCTGCTCCAAATAATCAACAGCAGCTTCGTTGCTATAGTCGCCCTTTTCTACGGCATTTTCCGCATCGCCTTTCAGTTTTTTCTCCAGCTCAGCAAGCTGTTTTCGCGTTTTATGGCGAACGGTCAGCTTAACAAGCCCTCCGTCATCACCTGGTCGCGGGATAGTGACTTCCAACTTAAAGGTTGGGTTTGGATTAAGACTAAATTTTAATGACATGAGTTATTACCTTATAAGTCCTCTTCCGAGGCAAAATTGTATTAGCTGCCCTGATTGATTTTTTCGTCTTTGTAGAACGTAACTGCCGGTGACTGAACGTTAATAACGACGTTAACAGTTTCCACTTGGTTGATTGACGTGGTAACTGTATCGCTGAACGAAACAGTTCCAGACCAATAGCGAGTTTCTTTGGCTTTCGGTACATACATGTAAACCGCTAACGTGTCGTTGTTGTAGTCATATTCACGAAGCAAATCGTAAATTGGCAATCCTGAGTCGTGCGCAATGGTGTAAGTCTGAGAACGGGCTGATTTGAAGGTGTTCAAGTTACGTTGCGTATCATCACTGAGGAATTGTATCTGTACAGTGTTTTGTTCCCCCCCAGAAGAAGAAACCTCCGTAATTTGAGGTAACTCAACCCAACTAGTTACCTTTTTAAGGCTGCCACCACCGCCGCCGACTGGATAGCGCTTCTCATTTGTAGTATCAACATTCTCCAGCGTGACCGAAGAGCCCGACGCAGAAAGAACTCGCGCGACTACGTTGTCGATGCCAGACCATAACGACGCGATTTGTACAATATCACCCGCTGAAAAAGCGCCCTCATCGCTGATAGTAACCACTGCATTTTGCGCGTTTGTAATATCAGTAAAAGACACCAGGTCCTCATATTCAGACGCAAGATATACACCTGAGCCATTAGGTAATGCAAAAGCCATAAATAAATCTCCAGATATTAATAAAAAACCGCCGATTAGGCGGTTTGGTTAAAGATTTTGGTCATTACAGGCCGTCATCGACCCGATAGTTCATGCTGATAGGGATTTTGTAGGTAGTTCCTGAAATAAGCGCTGGATACTGACTCGGTACAGAATTGATATAAACGCCGCTAGAAAGCTCCATATTGAATGGAAAGGCAGCTACCACATTATCAGCTACCTTAATCACGCCAGCCTTTCCTGACGCCACAGGGGCGCAGACATCAACCTGAAACACTCCCCGCCATATTCGCATCTGCCCGCCAAGGTCATTACTGACGGTCATAGACGGTAGAACATGAGACTGGAGATAGATATTGTCGTCAGGAGTAAATTCAATGTTATCCCATGCAATACGCAACCCAAGTTCATCAGCAACAGCGGACAACTTCGACTCCAGCACCTGAGTGATTGTGGTTTGGTTCATCGGTTTTTAATCTCCCTTGCCGCCTTGTCGAGATAGGTTTGAAACTCAGGAACCACAACACGAAGCATTCCGGCGGGGGCCTGCTTTGACCACCCTTCCATTTCAAGTCGGTAGGAGTAAGGTAACGTGTTGGCAAGGAAAATAAAGTTCGCACCTTGGCTGATCTCATCCACCTGCGCTTTCAGCCTGGCTTTAATTTCTGGCGGCCTAGGGTATGGGCCTATTTCCGGAGAGTAAGTATCAGGAACTACATCCTGACCAATTTCCCAGTTTGATCGGAACCTGCCAGTATCTACGGGTGACATATCGACAACACGATTCGAGACATCAATCATCGCTTTTTTGGTAACATCCAGCATATCTCGCTTTGTTGCTTCAACGAACGCCTTAACATCCAGAGTAAATTCCCCATTCTCACCCATTCACCCTCCTTAGCTGCGCTTTATAACAAAGCACCAGCGATGCAGGCTTTATCGGATTAGGCTGCATAACACGCCATTTCACACTGTCAATATCGACCACATCACCGACTTTGATTTCAGGCTCGGCCTTAAACGTCACTCGAATGTCGCCAGTAAGGATGACCGTTCCGTCAATTTCGTGTGGTGAATATTCAGCTTTTACGCCGACCGCGACAAATGTTGACTTGCCGCCGGGGATTTCGATGCCATTAACCATTTGCGGTGGAGTAGTGCGCGTCACGCTGTACTCTGCTCCGTTTTCAGTCACCAGCCGCGTGGCGGTCTTCTGCATTCGCAGGTAATTAATTGCCATCAGCCACGTCTCACATCGAAGTTAAACGCCGAAGAGCCACCATATAGCCCGCGAAGTAGGCCATTCAGCCAAGGAAACGTAACAGTACCGTCATTGCTTGAGCCGTCGTACTGTACAGTAACCGCACCTTCCACCCGCTCAAGCGTCACGGCTCCACCTGATTTAGTGGGGTTTAAGTCGGTTTCCTGCGCTTCAACTGCGAGTCGGCACTGTGCTTGCTTAACCCGTAACGGAATGGTATTTACATCAATGGCGCTTCCTTCAATATAAATACCCATGCGCGGCCATGAAAGCGGTTGTTCCGGGTCAGTTCTTCGACCTTTCCATGTAAGTGACTCCAGATAATCCATTGCCTGTATCAGCAGGCGCTCCAGTTCCGCATTGTCATTAGAGATTTCGTAGCCTCTGGCTGCCGTAAATTCCTTAAGATCGTCAATGCTGACATAGCTGTTGAAATCTGGTGATGCCGGGTTTGTTTTAATCATGATGCCCTCATTACCGGGAAGATTGCCAGCCGCCACGCCCGGCGGCGTTCTGTTCTCGGTTCATTATCAGGATGTTGTTCAACAGGGTCACCGTCAGCGTGATCCACCAGCGAGTAACACGGATAGATGACCCTGCCGCCGTACGCATCACCAACGGCATAATCAGCAGCTTTCAAAGCATCCCAGTTATCAAGAATACGACTGATACTATGTTGGGGTGGGCTGTAACAAACACCGTGAATAAGGCGCTCAAACTCAATGTAATCCCCTTTATGCTTGTCTGCGTCTATCAGTTTTGTCGCTATCTGCCGCTGATACTGAGGTGGACGTCCGGTGCCTAGGTAAAAACTAATAAAATCGTCAGGGAAGCGGTTCACCCAGTACCGGAACATTTCATCTGAACCATGAACCGGTAACGCGTCATCTTCCATGATAATCACGCGACAATGCTGTTGTGCGGCCCACTCCAGCGCACGGCGATGTGCGGCATTAGCCCCGTCATTTGCTTCATCAATAAGCAGATGCGCATCGAAAATCCCTGCCAGCGTTTCAGCCTGTCGTCTTCGGCTATGATGACCAAGCACCACGAACTTCACTTGTGTTTCCAAAAGGCGTACTCCTTACCGACACCATCAGACTTGAACACTGTGTGGATGCGCGGGCCCGTTACTATCCGATCACCGAATGACTTCGCCACGATACCGAAAGCCCCCATATCAACTGCTGTTGTCGGTGCCGTTTCCATTTTCCAGAAGCGATGACTCTCAATGCGGAAATGCAGCCGGATGATGCGGTGAGCGAACTCCATTACATCCTCGAGCAGACCACCCAGCAATCCGGCATTAAGCAGGGTATCACCTTGATGTTCATGAAGAAATTCAGAATAAACGCGACCGTGATGATGCTTTAACATCCAGTCATCAGCGTAGGTTTTTGGCTCAGAACCAACGTAGATTTTACCTGGCTCCATTTCATCCCACGGCGGGGAGAGCATTTCAACATCAGTGCCATCGGTACACCAGACGAAACGGTACTCAGGATGTCCGCGCAGCCAGCGGTAAATGTGCAGCCAGCGCAGGAGGTAGACGCTCATATCCGCTGCCGGAACCGTCACCAGTTGCGCTCCGGATGGTGCAACAGTGAGTTCGTCTGCCAGCACAACAGCGTCGGCACCTTTGATGGATACCGCCCATTTCTCCAGCAGGGCAGCGTCAGGCGTCATCCTCGCGCCACGCTGAGGGTCAGGCTGGCTAGTCAGCAGCGTTGTGATCACAACGTCACGCTGCTTCCTGTATTCCACATACGCGGTATAGTCACTGTCACGGCGGGCGTTATAAATACCCACATTGCGTTTAACCTGCACCTCACGGTCAGGACGTGAAACCGAGCGGACCACATCATCATGTTCATCCAGAGAATGAATCAGCTTTTCCGATCCGGTAACGTCAGCAAATGCCCATGTCGTCAGTCCGGCGTTGTGGATACGTAACGCCAGGTCCGGATGTTCATACATGCCGCGCCCGTAAATCCAGTCGAACCCGCCAACACGCTCGATAGCACTGCGATGGTAATACAGCATCACACCGCGTTGCCCTGTGTATGCCACGTGCTTATCATCGCGATAAAGCACAGCCAAATCATTAAGCTTGCGTGGCCCGGCAAGGTCAAGAAACTGATAAGCTAGATGTGGCTCTGGTGACTCGATATAAGGCAGGTGCCAGCCATCGGTAATCGGCCATGCATCATCGTCCCACAGGAAAAGATGCTCGCACCCTGCATCCATCAGCACTTCGATACTTCTATTCTTTGCCGCAACAATACCCAGCGATTTTTCGTGGCGGATCAGCGTAACACCGTCAGGTACCACCACCGGTTTAGTTGACCCATCATCAATGACAACCACCAGCGCGCCGGGCGGTAAAAACTGCTGATGCTGCGCCAGCGCTAGCTTGAGGACGTCAGCGCGATTGTGGGTGGTAATGCACACGCCAATGCGACTTGAGTCACTGCTAGGGACGTAGTTTATTCCATCGATTACCACTTTCACTGACGACACTGCGCCCTCCTTTTCCTTGCGGATTAAAGAAAGGGGCATTACGCCCCTTGTCGATTAAGAGCCAGACGCCGGAGACAGCACGGCAGCAAACGGCACCTGCTTACGGTCGAAGACGCGATCCCAGTTAGCAGCATTAGCCATTTCGGTGTAGGACGGCGTTTTGTTCTGGTCGTCTTCACCTTTCCAGCTAAACCCGGCAGGCTGGATAATGTAGGTCTTACGCTCCCACAGAATCTCAGCACCACCACCGTTACCGCCGTCTGGTTTGCGCTGAAGCTCCACCGGAACTTTCGGAGCACCAACGCCGTAGCCGAACGCGCCGGAGCCGAAGAACAGCGACATAAAGCCACCGTCAGCGGTTTTCAGACTGTCGTCCATGAAAATCGGCTTGCCAAGATAGGTGGCAAGAATGATTTGCCCGGTTGAATCGCGCAGGTACTCAATCAGGTTCTTCTTCACCATGCGGTTCATGATGGAGGAATGAACACCAATCGCGGAGAACTGATCTGCGGCGTCACCAGCGGTGAATGCGGCGTCTTGAAAGGATTCCGCCAGAGAAGCACCTTCGGTGATCACCATGTCACCATCATCGTTGGCGATATTGGAGGCGATGATGCCACGAGCCGCGCCAATCAGATAGCGCTGCCACTGACGGGTCCAGTAGGTGCCGAAGCGGTTACGGATCTGCGTCATCGGGTCGCTGTTCGCCAGTTCTGACGCGAGGTCAGCTACGCCATAGCCTTTGTTCAGGTACAGAGTGCGGGCACGCATGCTACCCTGAGTGGCTTTGCCAACCTTGCCAATCTGATCCGGGTTATCGGTGGAGGCGTTTGGCGCTTCGTCAGCGTCCAGATCCTGCCAGTAGCTGATGGTCGCAGTACCCTGACCGTTACTCGCCACAGCATCAAGAGCAGAAAGGCGGGTTATGATACCGGACTCGTATACAGCGGTCTTTTCCGGGCTGTTGACCGGTGCGATAGACTGATAATACTCACCGATAAAAATATCGGAAATTTGTGTTGCGATGGTTGCCATGCGGCGTTACCTCTTATTGGTTCTGAGTTGCCTGAAGTGCTTTAAATGCTTCAGGGTCTTCTTTGAATAGCTGAATTCGCTCAGCTTCGGTGTAGTCATTCCATTTTTTGCCTTCGCCGCGAGCGATGGTCAGGCCGCCTTTACCGCCGGTGCCGGATGCCTTACTGCCAATAACAACAGGAGCGAACAACTTGTTGTTTTTGAATTCTTTCTCCAAGTCTTCTAGCGTGGCTGCTGATGGGTTGCCACTAGCATCAATGACACGGGTTTTACCATCTTCAACAATAAGCCGACCTTTGATGTGCGGTAAAAGAATTTCAGCACTATCGCCAGCTAGTTTCGTAGCAATACTTTGAGCCACGTTATCTACCAGCAGAGTATTCAGCAGCTTATCTTTCTCCTGAACCTGCCCCAGAAGTTCTTGCTCTCTGGTTGATAGCTTTTCTTGCCAACTTTTTTCCAGAGCTTCAATGTCGCCCTTTTTACGAGCCTGCTCTTCAGCTGCCTTTTTTGCTTCTTCTTCAGCCTGACGGCGTTTTTCCTGCTCTGACTTCTTCTCGCCCAGCAGTTCATTTACTTTTTTCTCAAGCCCTGACACATCAGGAAGCCCGTCAATCGCTAACTGGTAACCGTCGCCACCCTCGACATACATTGGCTTCTGGCTATCATCAAGGGCGTCAAACTCGTCTTTGGTAATTTTAAACTTAAACATTTTTGACCTCTGGTCGTTGTTGGAATCGCTGATTCCGTGCAATAAAAAACCCCGGCGATGTGCCAGGGCTGTGATTGTTTGCCGGGACTATGTCGCTGACTATAATCCGGCCTCTTCGAACGCCTTCGCGTCCAGTTTTTTGAGTTGCTCAATAGTGAGGAACTTGCCTTTGTCTGTATAAAACGACTCCGGAGCCATGCCACCATCGCGCATTAACTTCGCCCGCGTCGGGCCAAGTATTTCATCCTGACGCGCGGCCGACTGATTTTTCAGCCATTCAAGGTACGTCGTGTCCGCCGGAACCTGCCCGTCCATTGACGCACGGGTACCGGGTGGCATTTCGTCGATGTCGATCCCCATCTCACGCCACGATTTGGTAATGAGTGTCTCTGTTGACCTGCAACACCAGTGCAACCTCCCGGGTCCAGCGCCATACGGTATTCTGTGGCCTACCGGTTTGCCATCCATCGTGTAACGTTTGCCGTCGCGGATAACGCACTGCTCAGTTGTGCGCGTATCGAGCGTGCTGAGCCACTTCTTGCCTTTGATGTAATCGCTGTTTTGTGCTGCAAATTCATCTCGGGCAACGGCGGCGGTGTGCGATACGGCTGTTCTGACGACAGCTGAAGCGTTTCTTCTGCTGGCTTCCAGCGCACCGTCCTTGTAACCTCTCGCTTTCGTACCACGAACATTACGCACAATCTGCTCATTAGTGTCGCCGAGAAGAAAACCGTTGCGCACCGCGTTAGCAATTCGGGTGATTCGGTCGGCTTCGAGGTTATCAGCCCAGTCTTTCAGTAGCCTTCCCTGAAATGGTTCAGCCGTAGCTGCTGCATACACTTGCTGAGACGTAATGGAGAACAGCGGATATTTCTGCCTAACCGCATCAGGGAGCAGAGCGTTAAACAGGCTGTACTGATACCCCGATTCATACTCAGAAAAAGCTAGAAGCTCATCAGTCAGTGAGGAATACCACGTTCCAATGAACTCTCTGTTAAGCTCCCTGACACTATCCAGCATTGAAACTATGCGATCTGTGGTGAAATTACCTCTCGGCAGTTCTTCCAGAGCGATTAACAGACGAGCGCTCAATTCTGCATCCGCATCGTTGAGTACCCTCAGCATCTTCCCAGCGACGTTTAGCTCGTATCGCGTTAGGCATAGTCGATGAGCTATTGCCTCACTCTGTAACGCTTCGTTGATTGTCATCATTGGTTATGCCTGTAAATGTCGGCTCAGCATCTTTCAATTCCTGCTCAATATCCTCAGCTCTTTCATCCTGCGGAACGAGTCCGACACGCTGCTGATACCTGATGAAGTCAATTACGCGCATGTTTCCTGACTGAACGGCCGCCATCAGAGCAGTAATTGCCTGACTGTCCAACTGAGCTATTTCATACTGCTTATTGAGCGTTACTGTATATTCTCCACCACCAGCGAAGAGGATGGCGAAGTCCAGAGCGCGATGAATGGCCTGCTCTACGTTGCCGGCACACAGTGATAATACCGAATTATCTGTTTGAGCCTCATCAGTTGCCTGCGCTGCGGTTCTCGCTGATGTGTTACGCTCAACAAGCTTCGCTCCAAGCATCGCCATCTGTTTTTCCCTGCGTTCTGCTACGGAAAGAATCAGATTTCGGTCTTCTGGCTGGGCGAATTTCAAATCACCACCAACTGGAAGCATGACGCCCTTTCTTGACCCCACTACAAAACCATCTTGAAGATGATCATTAACCCAGTCATTCGTCAGCCCAGTAAGACCAACCATTGGCTGCCCAACTGTGTGAGCGGCTTCAGCAAGGTCAGCCTCACATTGATAATGCTTAATATTGAGATAAGCGATATCGGCCAACGGTGGCGAATCTGGCGTATGGTCATTGTTTGATGAACCAATCCACGCCCACGGTAACTCGGAAAGCGGAATATTACTGGCATCCGTGAATGGAGTTAATTCAGTCCCTGTGATTGAATCTGTACCTTGTTCCCATTTTCGCCAATGCGCCACGCCATTAACCAGCCGCAGTTCTATCCAATACTTCTTCATCGCCAACTCAAAGCCGCGATGGTCGTCTTCTGGCTCTTCGTATTTCACAACAACGAGTGAAGTTTTCCCGTTAGTCACTCGCCAGTTGATAATCTGCTTTGCGGTGAACAGTCTGAGAATGGGGCGGCCTTTTTCGGCTTGAGACTGTATTCCAGAGCCAGTAAAATCAGCTAAAACCCCTGCCCGACCACGTTTAAGATTCTGTGATAGTGCGTCACGAATTAATTGAGACAAAGGTTGCCCTTCACCATCAGCATCACTATTAAGGCCTTCAATGCCGCCTTTAAGCTCAATAACAGGTTGCTTGCTAAAAGCTATCCCGATGAGGCCAGATAATGTCCGCCCGGTTGCGTTAACAAATGCAGCGCGCTTTTTATAAGACTCATAACGGCTCCCTGTTGGATCATCGCTTGCGCTATCATCGCTTGGATGCGGGAGATATTTCTTCCCGGCTTTTTTGATTTTGCGCTCACCATCAACGCAGTCGCCGATCATGTCCCATTCCGGCTGGAATTCTGCCCATGCAGGATGATGATAGTTGATGTTTAAATCTGACATGGTTAAGCCCATTTAAATTTGATTGGTTTTGGAGGTTTGGGCGGGTTGTGAAGCACTTCATAGCGCGTACCATCCCAATCGTGGTCTTCTTGCTGGGTATCCACGTCATCGGGATTCTTGCTGTCGCGAACCAGCACCGGGATGCGGCTAATCCAGCCTCGGCAGTAGTCGAAAACGTAAAATGCTGGCTTTTCGGGAATACCTGATTCCAGTTTTTCCCCTTCAACTGCCGCCTCCAGCATGTCGGCAAACAATGCAGCACCGTTAACGCGAGAGCCGGGCTTTTTGTTAGCCTCAACCCATTTAACGCCCTGTGCTTCCATCTTCTGTGCTATTGAAAGCTCATCATCGCCAGTGTTGTAAATGGCACTATCAGCGGGTCCGGGTATAACTTTTTTGCAAATATCAGGCATGATGTGAAGCTGACCTTGTGTCACTCCGTCGAGTTTAATTTCCTCTGGCTCGTCTGCTTCCTCTCCGGTCAATCGCTTATCAATCCACGCAACACCTTTAGCAACGTTGGTTGATGACATATTTAGACCTTTGTTCAGTTCGTCAGGCGGACAACCGTACCATTCGCCAATCAGAATCAGAGAACCAGCAGGCGGGCAGAATTGACGCCCATCCGGCAGCGTCGCAGCAGTGCCATCGGTACGTGCCCACCACAGGTTAGAGAATGGTTTTGACTCCCCCCAATCGTGGGAGCGGTCAACAGTCCAGCTATCCGGTATTTGAAACGGCTTAATGACGTGCAGCGATTCATTCCACAGGTGGTCAAATCGCCCGCCGCTGGTGACGTCCCATGAACCTTCTACCCACGCTTTTTTCCTGTTAGGGTCTTTGATGGACATCAGCGTTGCTATGTATTGCGGATCGAGGTATGGGTTTTCTTTAAACGAACCATGAATGGCGACGCGGGTCAGCGTTATCTCTTCTTCACGCTCAGTTTGTGGGTTGAATACCATCTGAATATCACGCTGGACGGTTCCGCGTGGCGCTGGCTCGATAAAGCGTTTCTTTACCCATGTATGGCCGATGCCGAATGGGTTTGTTGTGCTGAAAGTCTCCAGCGGGATCGGCTTAAGCAACGTACCATCTTCAAGCGGATAGTCTTCCGGCCTGAACGAAGATCGCCGACAAGAGAACATCATTTCGTAGAATTCGGATGACTGTTGCTTTGTCAGCTCGTTGAAGCCGATGAATGGGAACTCTTGCCCGTGATAATCCCAATAATCACTTTCTTCTTTACCGAAGCGAAAAAGTAACTCTTCGCCAGTCGGCCATATCCACCGCAACTCTGACGCTGAAGCGAGGAAGCGAGCGCCATCGCCGAAGAGCCGATACATGCGCTTTGACTGCGTGATGATGTCGGTAAGGTTCTTATACTCAGTGTCGAATATCACGCCACGCCAGAATGAGCCATAACCCAAACCAACAAGCCGCCGGAAACGAGCTAATTGGGCGGCAGTTTTACCAGGCCCCCGCGTTCCCTCATATAAGATTTCATTGCACGGACAGCTCAACGCCAGTGATTGCGAGCCTGGTAGTGGTTTCCATACTGCTTTGTAATTCATCCACCAAGAACCTCGCTTTGCTGTTGTTGAGCCGCTTTTTCCCACTCATCTACGTTATTACACGACGGTACGGGCATGATGTTGTGCGTTGCAGTGACTTTCTGCTCAACCTGCTCTTTGAATGCCTGAACGCTTACGTGCTTGCCGAGCAATTCGAGGTTCTTCACTTTGTCCGGCCATTTTATTTTCTTTAGTAGCGCCGCCGTGTTTCCCTCACTCGCCATTGCAATGATATCCAACCCAGATAGAGTGGTTCGCCACAACTTAGGCCACTGAGCCACCGGCTTCAGGTCTCCAGATTCAGTAAGAATATCGAGTACGTCCATTTGGTCTATTTCAACCAAGCGACGCAACACATATTCAGCATCAATATCGACGCGATCGTTGCGCTCAGCTTTTAGTTCGGCGATCCTAGATTGTACGTCAGGTTTTGACATGTTTTCTGACGCGGTGCGGTTTGCGGTCTTATCGCTATACCCCGCCCGAATAGCCGCTTGTGTGGCATTTAAATCGATGAGGTACTCGCGACAAAACATTTCTTGTTTGTCAGTGAGCGCCAT